AGGCTCGATAAGAACAAATTGCCGGGAGTTGACCGTAAGAGGTCTGCTTCCGGCAATCTTTTTTTTGTTAGTTCAATCTTTAACGGAATTGTTCATCTCTTTCGATTGTGTATGTTCATGCGTTTAACAGGTATCCTATGGAGTGTAAAGAACACGATAGGATGAGGTTGCGCTATGAAAGAGCTTTTTGGACAGAGACTGCGGGAGCAGCGTATAAAGCATGGGTTGACGCTGGAACAACTTGCGGAAAAATCCGAGCTTTCCTCCAACTATATCGGCATGGTAGAGCGTGGCTTAAAGGAACCCGGCCTTGCCACCATTGTTAAACTTCTGAACGCTCTGAATATTTCCGCAGACACATTGTTGTGTGATCTGGTTCCCAGTGCATCTCATGTGACCGACGACGAGATCCGCAAGCGACTGGAAGGCTTGACCCCCATCCAGAAAAAAGCAGCCCTCGATTTGCTGGATACCTATATCAGCAATCTCCCCTACCTCACAAACGAAGAATAAAATCCCGGCGATTATAAGCGCGATTATGAAAACCGCAGTGCCGTCAGGCGGATTATATAGGCGCGTCGTGGCGGTGTGTTCTGTCGAAGTCTCGGCGGCTGATTGATGATAAGCCACCGTATCAAGCCGATTGAAGGCTTCGACGCTATCTCTATGAACACGCCGCCGGTCAATCACGCGCCCTCTTACAGCCTTGATGCGAATGACCTCAGGCTGACAGGCGACGGTGTCGCCGATTAAAAAAGGCCGCTCGATATTGATTTTCAGGGTATCGAAGCTAAAATCAATATTGCGGATAGCTGAGTCAATCACCGCGATTGTGCGGTGATGTTCCGACCGGGCGACGCTGTCGATGTCAAGCGATTTGTCGCTGACAATCTGCTTTTGGCTCTTGCAGCCTGTAAGGATAGCAAGAACGAGGATGAAGATTATCGTCCGCATAGCTCCGGCTCTTTTTGGACGTTGAACGAAGGACAAGCCTTGTTTGCGAACTCGTTGTGTCCGTGTACTGTGGCGCCGGGATATTTCCTGCGCATCTCGGCAACAAGGCTGACGAGCGAGGCTCGTTGCTCCGGAGTGCGCGTGTCTTTGGGAGGATATTCCCCCTTGGCGTTCTTAGTGGCAGCGCAGCCTCCGATGTAGCATATTCCGATGGAACGTGGGTTGTGGCCCGTGGTGTGTGCGCCGACCTGGTTTTCAGGGCGGCCACAGTGAACGGAGCCGTCGCGGTATATCACATAGTGATAGCCGACATCGGAGAAGCCTCGGGCAAGATGCCACTGGCGGATTTGGGCTACGGTATAATCCTTCCCCTCCGGCGTAGCCGAGCAATGGAGGACTATCTTGTCGATGCGCCGGATGTTCGGTGACTGACCGACACCTAAGGCGCTCCAGGTCTTCGGGCCTACGATGCCGTCCACGGCGAGGCCGTGCGATTTCTGAAAATCGCGGACGGCTTCATCGGTAATCGGGCCGAAGATACCGTCAGGAATGAGGTTGAGTTTGCGTTGCAGGAGGGCGACGGTGTCGCCCCTGCTGCCTTTACTGATTGTTGTTGTCATGGTTTTTGTATTTATAGTGGTAGTCAATGCCGAACAAAGCCCCCGCGAAAGTCAGAATCTCGCCGAAGGCGATAAGGACGGAATTATGAATTTCGCCGGGCGGAGGCATGATGAAGCCGGAAATCAGGAGGCCGCAGCCAACCACTATCAGCAGAATTGCGGATAGAAGCTGAATTGTAGGCTTATGTTTGTGGAGATTCATGATTTTGTCGGTTAACGGGTTGTGTATGTGAAGAAAAAGTATTATCTTTGCGTATTGTTAAGTGAAACCAAGCTAATCTGACCGGACACCTCTGAACGAAAGTGAAGCCAAGCTAAGAAAAGTGGATACCTCTGACAGATGCCGGATAGCACCCTCGTAGTTTTTTACTGCGGCTTTCCTGTGCGACGTATCGATGATAGCATCCCCCTGCGGGCTTTCAGTTGAGAAGTATAAAAGATAGCATCCCCCGGAGCGTCAGCTTCGGGCTTTCTTTTTATTTCCCGAAAGTCCATTTTTCGGTTGCGGGATTGTAGATCAGATAGAACTCGGCGAGCGAGCTTGCGAGATTGGCCGGTGTGATGGCGGCGCGTCCGGGATAAATCGGTTTTGCGAAACCGATTCCGAAGCGCAGCCGTATCATACGTTCCTTTTTCCTCGATGTCTTTTTTGCGAGGTTGCGGTCAAGCAAATGCACCGAGGAACGCCCCCAGCCGAAAGTCCTGTTTCCCTCCTTGTCGGTACTGTGGGACACGAAATACTGTGGCGAACCGGAATATCCCGGCTGCTTTTCCGTGCATAGCAGATTGTGCGGCCCGGTCGAGAACATAACCTGAGTGCCGTTGAGTTTCACGGCATACATCGAGCCGAACACACCCCAGCCTTTCTTTACGGAGCAATATTTCTTCGCGGCCAGTTGCTCGGCTGTCGCGTCCTTGTCCTTGAAAGGATTGCGCTTGCGGACGGGACGGAATATATAAGGCACATACCCCTCCTTGACGAGCTGCTGTGCGCCGAGGACGAGCAACTGTCCGTTTTGAACGACACAGGAAATCTGGGCTGTGTTATACAGACCTTTGGAGCCTTCGGTCATGCCGAGTTTGGCCTGGATCACATCAAGAAGTTTCTCGATGTCGGCAACGGCGCGTCGGGCGTTGTTAAGGTCAACGACCTGCTGCGCTTTCATCGCCCCGGCCCGCTCGGTGGTCGCCATATTTATTATTGTGGCGTTCTCGTTTGTCATCTGCTGACCTGTGAGCAGGTCGATGAACGTGTTCGAGAGCCTTACGAAATTACGGTCAGCCGGGCCTTGCTGCAATTTGCAGACGGCGGTATGGTCTGTTTTCGAGAGCGTGTTGTACCAGTTGCCGAGGATGGACTGAGTCTCCGAGGTTCCGGCGGTAGCGAGAAGGTCTGCGATACGTTGCAGTATGTAGCCCAACGACTCCGGGGTTATTGAGTCTTTGGCCTGTAACTTGCGGAACTCGGCAATGAGTTGAGAAAGTGATTTGGTATCAATAGCCATAACTAATGCTGTTTATACGGCAAAGTTATGGTGTCCGTTATACAATAGAAAAGACAGGAAAAATTCGTAATTTTGCGGTATGGATAAATACAAGCACCATTTATTATTCGACTATTTCGGAGATTCCGAAGAAATAATTGTTGACGATTTATTTTGGTTTTCCGTCCGATATAATGATTTATGGAGTCATCGAGACACTGTTCCAGAATCTTCTAAAACTATCATACCTAATGGAGTTACTGAGATTCACTTGTTAAAAAAAGACGGCAAAGATCGTTTCATTGTAAAATGGAATGGTAAATACCATGATTTCACCGAGGACTTAGAATGGTTCCTTAAGAAACAAAGTGAGGGAGTAACTTTAAGAATGTTGTTCGGCGCAATTAAAGAAAACTGCGACGGATTCTCTGTTTCTCTAAGGCTTCAAGATATTCCATATAACTGTGGCATTTTTTCTTTAGATGATGACTGATCGGCGCATTATGTCGGGATTGAGTGCGTTCGATATGGCCCGGCAGAACTCCTGGCCGAGGGAGTCTGCATAGAACTCCTGAATGTTCATTACCGAGGCAAAATACTTGCGGGAGAACCAGCGCTTGCGGAGGCGGCCATTGGCTTTTCCTATGTCGCCGGGGTTTCCTCGCGGAGTATTGCGCCCCGTGCCATAGTCAACGAATAAACCGTATGTGTTAAATGCCTGTTCAAGAGTAATGTCTATGAACTTGCCGTCGGCAGTCATGGATATGCCGACCGTCGAGCGGTAAAGCGCCCCGGTGTCGGTGACACCGAGAAGGGCGATTTGCTCGCGCCATATCTTTACCATCGTGGCGTTGAAGGCGCGGACGTACTTACGGCGAGCCTCCAACTGCTGATTATCCGTTCCATTCATCTGGATTGTATCTTAAATCTGTGAACACATCGACGGCGATTTGGAAATAAGCACCGGCGGCTCCGCTGAAAAAATAGCGGTCAATCTCGTTGAACGATATTCGGGGGTCAAGGTAGATGCAGTTCTGCTCTAACCTGACCTTTTCAGGGAGAAGGCGCGACATGAATTGCCGGAACAGTTCGCGCATTATCTCCATGCACTCGGCGCGGGCCGCCATATCCTCGGCAGCATGGCGCATAGCGAAAAACACTGTTTTGACGCGGCGGGTGCGCGGCGTGTTGTTCAATTCGGTATAGCCGTCGGCTATATCGCTGACGCAGACGAAAGCGGTTTGGGTCTGCGCCTCGTTGACAGCTTCCTCGAAGCCGTCAAGACCCGATACCCTGCAAAATACAAATTGCTCACTTTGAGCTAATTTGTTGGTTGCGGTCAGTTCCTCGAAGAAACTGGCCGCGTCCCATCTTCCGTTGAGCTGCGCTGTCATTTGGAGGCGGTTTTGGCGTTCAGCTCCTTATACTCACGCGCCTGTGCGTTTAACTCCGTTAAAGCACGGTGCGTATCAAGGGCGAGGACTTCTTTCTCTTTGGTGACATCGCCTTTTGTGAGCGCACGGATCTGAGCGTTCATCGCGTCCTCGACCGATGGAGCGGACGAGCCGAGCATATTGCCGCCGGTGGCGGCGCTGATTGGCTGAAAGAAGTCCGGAAATTTGCGCGAGAAGGTATCTTTGAGCGCGGCGAACCAGTAGAAGATGCTGATGCGCTCGTATGGCTTGAAAGCCATAGACTTGCCGTATAGCGTTGCTCCGAGTTGGTCGAGAAGTTCATCATTCTGCGTCTGGAGATAACCTTGATAGAGGTTGTCGCAGATGATGAAAGTCTCAAACGGCACTTCGGAGAAGTCAGCCGGGAGCGCGTGCTGGCGGTTGATTTTGGAGATGCGGACGGGCACCGTCGGCAGAGAAGCAAGCCAGTCGAGATGCGGTAGCAACTCGGCGAGCGTCAGCGGCGTAACCTCAAAAAGAAGTTTGCCTCTTTTAAGGAGATATGAGCCGCTGTCCTGTTTGCCTATGACCTTTGTGCCGCTCCACCTGAGAAGGCATAATGTCTTGATTTCGTCGGTGGCGAACTCGTCGGCGAGAAGCTGATAAACATAGCGCAGCTGTTTATCGGAAAGCTCGTGCCAGCCCTGCGGCACGATGAAGTTAATCGAGATTGTCTGCATAGGTATGAGCATTATTGTACCGCGAAAGTACGGTAAAGCGCATACCGGGTAAAAGACAACGAAAGCCCCGGATTTCTCCGAGGCTTCCTGTTGGCCGAGGGTCGTTCAATATTCCTGTTCGTGGATATTGATGCTGCTGATGTATTCGAGACAGTCGCTGAATTTTTCCATCACAAGCATTGTGGCGAATGTTCTGCTGAACGTGAAGATGTTTGCGAAAAGGCAGGTCGATTCATCGGTGAAATGGATGAAGGCGAAGAACTTTCTTGCACCGTCGGGGCATTCGAGCGAGTAGTCGGTGATGTTGGCGAAGTCGCGCTCAACGGGTCGTTTGTCGGGAAGTATCATATCGTATTGATTTGGAGTTATGTGCCGAAGCACTTTTGATTTTACGTTGCAATGACTGGGAGAAATGAGAAAGCGAGTCAAGCAAAAATTTCAAGTAAAATTTTAAGGCCGGTGGCCGGTCAATACTACCTGTAAGGTGGAGATTGATAAAAATTTATGCAGAAATCCGTAGGCTCGTTTTGCGTTGAGCGGTCAGTCCTACCTTTGCGACAGGAAAATCAGTGCCTCGTGCCATAACTCCGATGCGATATGTCCGACAAATGCCCCCTGCGACGTAGCTTCACCGGCTGCCGATTGCCCCGACACCGCTAAAAGAAGTAACCCGAAGCCTTCTTTTTATTCCGAAAGACCGGCGGCGCAAACAGCTTCGCGGTTTCCGACTGATGCCATTCGCTGAAAAATTCAGGGTTCAGCCGGATATAGTTGACAATATCCGCGAGTCTACGCGAGTTGAACGACCCCGACCGCAGGTAGTCCACGACCTGCGCTTTTACCTGCCGGACAATCACACTCCGCTTTTCAGTCAGATCTCCGCGCAGATTCTCGGAGCGGAGCGCTGCCATAAGTTTCGGCGACAACCATTCTTCCGAGAGGCTTGCTTCGAGGTCAATAAACTGTGGGCGCAATTCGCAATACTTGTCCCAAAGTCGTTCTGATTCCCTCGACTGTTGGATTACAACATCAAGGGTTGGAAACAGCGTGGCGCCGAACCACCGCCCCTGCGGTGAGTCCGGCCAGCCCTCGACGGAGGGGAGATTGTGAAGAAGATGCGTCAGTGCCTTATCCCTTTCCGACAGCAGACCGCCGACGAGCCGGTCAACGCGCATCTTCGATGCCGGAGAGAGGTTTTGAGTACCCACGGTAGCGAAACCGTTGGGCGTAAACACAATGTCGAGCTGCGGCACGGCGAGGCGGTATGCCTCGACAGCGACGATGTGAGCAGCTTCGGACGCTACGGCGTCGAGCAGTTCTGCCGGAACGAAGTGGTGGCAGAACCATTGCTCGGCTCTTTCGAGGAAATGAGCGAGTTTGTCAAAGAGCGGAGTTTCGCCTTTGACCTCGCGTATAGAGTTCGGAATATATTTCCGCAACTCGTCATTATTTGTTATCAGCTTCATTGTCGTTTGAATTGGGGAGTTTGACCTGCTTTGCATCGGTGTGTTCGTCCAACGTGGTAAGTTGGATGAATGGCACCTCGACGTGAACGCCTTGCCAACCGTTAAATCGGATTATGATGCGATGCACGGTAAAGAGCAGGTCGTGATACGGCTTTTGGAGGGCTTGGGCTATGGTGTAAAGCTCGCGCTTGTCTGAGCCGGAGTTGTTGTTTTGTGCTTTGCCCGGCACGGAACCGACAAGGTTACTATGCACACGCATAGTAAAACATATCATATTGATAGCCTCCTGTATGTCGGTTTCCCAGTCGCCGCCCTCCTTGCTATCGTCAATCTTGTTGATTACCACGTCGTGTTGCTCCTTGCCGTCGGGTGTAACATAGAAGGTCGAGAACCAGGCTTTGCCGCTGTTCTCGGCCCCTGTGAGGAAGTCGAGAATCTGCTGTTTCTCGGCGATGATGCGAGCCTGTTGCTTGCGGCGGTCGGTAATGCCCTCGGCACGGAAAATGCTCTCCCAGTATTTTGCGCCGACCTCGATGTGGTACTTTATCGGCGCTGAATTTTTCAGCTTCGCTTCCTTTGCGATGCCGATAAGTTGCTTGATGTTGTACCATTTGCCCCGGAACAACGCGCCGTAATACGGAATTGGGTAGTATGTGCTATCCACGGTCGGGATTCGCGATACAATCGCAAATTTCCTGACCTTAGACTTCTTGGCAAGCCTTTCCTGAAGGTCTTGCCACGGCGCTGACGTATCGAGCAGGTCTATCTCCTCGATGTCGGAGCGCGACGAGATAGCCTTTCGCCAGTTGGCGTAAAGGATTTTGGAGATACGACCGTGCTTGTCAGCCGGGGTGAAGCGACAATAGCAGGCTTCCTTTCTCAACAGGCGCACAATCCTTGTGCCGTCCTCATTGAGAATAAGCACCGATACGGCGAAGCCGAAGTGCTTGAAATCCTGACAGATGCCGAGAAAGTAAGCGGCGAGGTCATTGTCAAGTAGAAAGTCATCGACAGCGCTGCGAGTCGCCGCTGACGAATCTTTGACGCAGTATTGCAGTCCCGAACCGTAGCATACCTCGGCGTTGAAACACTGGCAGGTAGCCAGAGTTTCGTCCTTCTCTACGAGCGCGAGCAAGTCGAACGGCATCTGATTGTCACCGCCCCACGGAATATAAGAGAGAGTATCGTCTACAATAGTAGGCACGATGTCAACGTCCTCCTTGAAAACGGACGAGGAATTGACGGTGAACGCTGCGCGGGCCTCGAAGCCCGGAAGCGTCTCAACGGAGTTGTAGTTGAGTTCGGTAAAAGAAAAGTCCATAACTGAGTGGTGTATGCCACAAAGTTATGGGCCGTATAAGGTGCGCGAAAAGACAAATAAAATAGCGAGCATTTTACATCCGCTCGCAAAAGATGTTACCGTTTTCTCGGTAATCTACGTATGTATGTTTCAACATACTACCACTGGTGATGCCAAAACCGCCAATAGCCACGGACTCTTACGACGATCTTACCATCCTTAAGAATTTTCATATATCCTCCTTTCTGTTTTAAGGTTAAACAAACTTAATCTAATAATCTTGCTTAATCTCGAATTACTGAAATCGGATCTAATGAATGTGTGGTTCTGCAAAGTTACGCATTTTTCAGCGGAATATCAAAGAAATACTTGGAGGTCGTTGACGCGGAAGATGCAGCAGTCGCGTATCTTGCGGCACTCGCCGGAGGCCAATATTTTGATATTGCGCCAGCCGCCGTAGAATGAGTAACACAATGAAATGACATTACGCAGTTCGAGGATAGAGCCATCGGATTTCCATACGGAAATATCGACTGGGTCGCCGGAATTGAGCATTGTTCTTGCCGTTGAGATATGGATGGAATGCGCCATAGCGAGTTTACGAGTAAACAAGATTGTAAGGAAGTGTGAAAATGCCGGGCGAGGCAGACAAGCGCACAATCGGGCGGTTGTCTGTATATCGCCATGTGAACTTGACCTTGTTAAGTTTCTCGTCGCCGTCCTGTATTTCGCAGGTTGCGTCGGTAATGAGTATCGGGGCGAGAACGAGCGGGTCATAACTGTTGGTGTGGTCCGGCTCGATTCGGAACACATCGTGCGACGAAAAGAGTTGGTCTATCCACCCGGCTTCGTCAGAAGTCAGCGGTCCGGCCTCCACCTCGTATGTTTTGGCCGTGGACTGGTTGTAGAACCGCGAGCTGCCGTTGATGATGGCGAGGGAGCGGTCAACGCCCGTCTTTGCGGTGGTTTCCACCGGCAAAGTGGCCGTATCCCAGACATTGAAGCAGTTGCGGAAGTAGAACGATTCAAGGTCTGAGAGCGAGTTGTCAACGAAACAGGTAACAGACCGCTGACCGCAACGGACGGTAAACGACAGCAGCGTAATATTGTCAGGGCGAGCGGCGGCAAACCCTGCGGCATCGGCAATGACCGAGGACAACGGCACGTTGATCTGCACGACCCCGGAGGTAGCGGCGGTCTTGCCGGAGTCCATGAAATATGAGTGAATAAATCGGGCTTCCGATTTATTCGTCTGAAAGGTGTGCTGTACCGAATACTCCAGACTCTCCCCGGATTCCGCGTATAGGAAAAGGGAGAGCGTGGAGCCGGGGGCGACACGGCGTATGGAGAGTGTTGTCAGGAAATTCTCTCGGAGGAAGGCCGGAATATCCGTGCAGACCGTGAAGCGGTCGCAGTAAAGGATATGAAGCACACAGGAATCAGCCTTGTTGTTGACCGTGTCAGTAAATACCAGCAGGGTAAAGTCGGCGCATGACTGGCCCGACTTATTCATCTCGGCCTCGATAAGCGAGCCGAGATCATAGAGCGTTACATAACCGCCGTGGGCGTAGTAACGCTCCGAGAGGATGACGATGCCGCCGGTGGCGGTCAGCGTAACATCGACATATTCCCCCTCGACGGCTACGGTGATTTCACCGACAGCCGAAGAAAGTATGATGCCCTGGGGCTTGTATGTAATCCGGTGTGCCATGCCGCAAAGTTAACTTTGCAGTCGTGGCCGATAAAAGACAGCGAGAAAGCGGTCAACCCCGGAGGGTCAACCGCTGCACGGACTGTTTGGAGAAGTCATTTCTCCAGATGGTCGGGACGGAAGTCCGGCGCGTCGGGGTCGATGCCTCGCGCGATGTACTTCGAGCGGAGGGCGTTGAACGTCTGAATGACTATCTGATTGATGACGCGGAAGTGGAGGTCTTCAATCAGAAGGGCGACTTGCTCTTTGTAGCTCGGAAACTGAATGCCGAAGGCGAAGTTGATTTTCCGTGCAGCATCGAGGATGATTTGCAGCTCCTGTTCGGTAAACTTGTTGTAGTCGATTTCCATTGCTTCGGATATTAGAGGGTGAAACATTCGTGATTGTTGTTGTCGATATGGAAGATTGAGAGTGTGTAATTCTCGCAACCTTTTCGGAACTCGACTTTTATAAAGTCCTCGCCGTCGCGCCAGCAGTAGTAAAGGGCAGTGCGCATCGCGTCAATATCGTTGTCGGCATAGAATTTCCATTTGCCTTGTTTTGTGAAACAGATATATTCATACATCGTTGTGAGAATTGGAGGTTTGACAATCGGGAGAGAGAAGCGAGAGGGCTTTAACCCTCCCGCTGAGCCTCGAACTGGAGGCGTTCGTAGATGTTCTGGGAGATGGTCGCTCCGTATCGG